GTTATCATCAAGCTTGCCATCATCAAGGAATGCACTAGCAAGACCCTCAACAACTTTAGCAACTCCGCCAATTCCAGCCATAAAGATGGCTTTAGGAAGGTTGACTCCAGCGATAGCGCCAGCTCCAATCACCCCAAGACCAGATGCTCCGAATACAGCAAGTATTCTTAATAAAATATTATTAACTTTAGACATTAATCTTCCTTTTTAATTAAAACGCCAAACATATGAATAGTAAAAGCAGCAATAGTTAGCCACAATCCATAAGTCTGTGTTTTGCCGGATAATGTAATTAAAACAATTACACCTCCAGATAGTGTCCATGCCAAAGCATGGAGTTCGTTTAAAATTTTCTTAAACATTATTTCCTCCTTGATCGCCCTGATTTGCGATCATTATTTGAACCTTCGCTTCCTGATGGGCTTCCGCCTCCAGATGGTCCACCGTTAGATGGTCCAGAACCCCCGCTAGAGGGCGCAGGAGCGCTTGTAAGCGTTGTTGCAACTGCAGTGACTGCAATGAGTGCTCTTCTTGCTTCTACATCAATTTCAGAGCCTGTGGGTACATAATCATCCAAACCCTCTCCGAATATGTCAATCTCTCCTTCAAAGGCTTCTTTGATTTCGGTTGGAGCATCAGTAAGTGTCTCAACGAGAGCAGCTTCTTCTGCCGGAGTAAGATTCTCAACAGCGATTTCTTGGAAGATTTCTGTAGCCTGATCTGCGTCAATGCTCTCCAAAACCTTTGCGCTTGTGGCAAGGTCGGTTGCTTGATCTTCTGTAACACCGAGTTCCAAAACGCTATCAACGGCATTAGACACCTGTTCTTCAGAAACAGAATCTGATTCCAAAATTCCAACAACCGCTTCAAATTGCTCATCTGACAACGGAGTGTCTAATACGGAGTCAATAACTGATGTAAATTTTTCATCCGAGATTGGCTCATCAAAAATAGAATCAAGAGCAGCAGAGAATTGCTCTTCAGATAATGTCTCAGAAAAGACTGCATCAACAGCAGCATCAAACTGGTCTGCGCTTAATTTTGATGTATCATCAAAGACTGCTTCTACTGCAGCCGAGAAGTTTTCATCAGACAATGGTTCGGAGAACACGGAGTCAATAACGGTAGAAAACTGAGAATCGGTCAACTCTTGGTCAAGAAGTGAGTTAACCACTGCCGTGAGTTCTTCAGGAGTGCCAGCATCTGCTACTAAATCATCAACAGCATTTGCAAGATTTGCATTGGTTATAGGTGCATCAAAAATATCTGCAACCGCATCATCCACAGTGTCTTGAACCTCTTGAGGAACCTCAATTGTTGGTGTTGGATCTTCAGGTATCTCAACAGGTGTCGTATCAACCTCTGGAGTAGAAACTGGAGTTGGATCTAATTCAGGAATTGAAACAGTAGTGTTTTCTGTAGGTATTGTCTCAACAGGAGGGGGAACGACTTCTTCAACAGTTGTTGTAGTCGTTTCAGGCTCAGGTGCTATAGTTGTTGTAGATGAAGTTGTTGTTGTGGTTGGCTCCACTGTTGTTGTGGTTGTGGATGTTGTGGTGGTCGTGGTAGAAGTTGTGGATGTAGTCGTGGAAGAAGTGGTTGTCGTTGATTCCACTGTGGTGGATGTTGTAGAAGTAGTTTGAGTAGAACCAACACCATTAAAACCCAGTTCATACTGCAGGTTCCAGCCCCCATTTGTACGCCAAGCGTTAGGATCGCCACAGCAAATGCCAGCCCTCAGTCTATAACGACCCGCAGGTACTTCTAAAGCTATGTAAGACTGCAAGCCGTAACTGTCATCGTTCGCTGCAAGAATTGTTCCTGCTTCATCATATAACCATAGCATTGGGTCTGAGTTATACCCAGTGATCATATAAGTTTGCGCTACAAATTGTGTTGTCTCACTGTAATCAAACCAAATATCTGTTGGCTCTGTAATAATTGGGTTTTCGGCTTTAGCGGGAGATGCAAAAAAAGAAAGAATAATTACAGGGATTAATATCCAAGAACCTTTTTTAAAACTTAACTTTCTCACACAACAATTGTATATGAGTTTAAATTAAGTTGCGTATTCAACTCCACTAACTGACAAAGTAATGCTTGCATTTGCTTGAGAAAGATAAAGATTAGAGTTAGCAGGAAGAACAACAATACCGTTATATGCAATTGTTTCATTTGGTGCAACAGTAAACGATTTAAGAATTGCATTGTTGTTAGCTGCTGCTGAGACACCTGACACAAGTAGGTGAACATTACATGTAGCTGCGCTTGATGTGAAATTACACAAGTTTATATTTTTAACAATAGCATAGCTTCCTACATTGCTTGACACAGTAACAACATTCGCTGCCGTATCAGCTCCAATGTATAGAAGCTTTGGTGTTAAGTTTGCCATTTAAACCCCCATCCACTGCAAAATAGCAGTGTCATATGTATATGTGTTCATACTCTGAATTGTATTTGAATCAAGAACATGATCAACAACAGCCCCGGCTGAATGGTTCTGTGCTGTAGTACCATCATACCCTCTAACGCTTATAGTTAGAACATCTCCTGAACGAGATGACACAAGCATTTTTTCTTCCGCTGCTTCACCACGACTTACAATAATTGCAAATGGATTATTAGCACCTGTTGGGAAAGACGAACCAGAGCCAATAGTGATTGATGATGCTGAGTTTGCAACATTGCTTGGTAATGTCGTGCTTAAAACAGCGCCGGCAAATTCTCTTCTTTCCATTTAAACCTCTTTAGTCAAGGCTGATGTCAAGATCGCCTGTTGCGATTCTCAATGTATCGCCTGCATCAAGACTCTTGTTTGTTGCGAGAGTTCCCCACACCAGCAAGTTTCCAGCCGTTAATGCATCAAAAATTCCAATTGCAACAACCGTACAGGCTGGCATGTTTGTATAGTCAATATTTCCAGTATTCTGTGTTGCTCCACTTGATGCAGCATCAAAAGTTGCTACTTGACGAGCATAAGAACCACCAGTAACTTGTGTTCCACCACCTGTATCGTTTGGAGCAGCTGTATAAAGCGCTACATAAACAGTGCTTGGCATTGTATAGGTTGTTGTTCCCAAAATGTGGTCGAGAACTTTGTTCTCTAAGTAATTACTAAGATTACCTGCCATAATTAATCCTCCTTAGAAGCAAGATACTCTTCGATTTCGTGAGGATCTGCTCTTCTAAAATTTTCAAGAGTCAGAAGGAATGCGTAATCCTCATCTGAGACTTCTTGAGCCTTATCTTCTCTTGAAAAGAAAAGATTACCGGAGCTGTATGAAGCTCCGCTTTCGAAGATAATCAAATTAATTTGATTTGTCTTCTTAGATACTTTTGCTGGTTTTGGTTCAACACCATCTTCTGTGATTTTTGGTTCAACTTTTGGTTTTGCAGCAGCCTTCTTAGCCGGAGCTTTCTTTGCTGGCTTTGCTTCTTCACCTGATGTTGCTTTCGATGTAACGATATTATCAGTCATGGTTAATACAATACCACACTTAATTAAAAAATGCGAAAGGGAGGGGATATTTCACCCCTCCCAATCACAAGTTTTTGATTATTAAGTTTTTTAATTATTAATTACAGCGTGCGAAGCTTAACATTCTTACCGATTACATACGAATCAGCATTTTCAATGTTACTTGCAACTCTCATGAACTGAGTGTACTCAATGGTGTCTGTCTTTGGCTTGAACTGACGGTACACAGTGATGTCACGGTGAATACCGATAACACGGTTGTTAGGGAATGTGAGTTCCACATGACCATGATATCCTGTTGCACCTGAATAGTCACCAGTAGCCGTTTCTGGCATCAAAGGAACTTCAATCAACGGAATACCGAATGGTGAAATACCAGTTGAACCCGGACCGCCATTTCCACGCATTGCGCCCTGAAGGAAAGCCACATCACCAGTTACTGAACCGGGAGATGGTGCTCCTGCAGTTGCTGCAGCTGCATCGTTTGGTTGACCCAAGCTATAAATTGTGTCTTGAACATTGCCTGAACCAGAGAAGAATCTCAGTTCATTTCTGCGC